TCGATGTAGAGGGTGTTGCTATCGGTGGTTGTATCGGACCCGGACAGAGCGGCGATGGAGGAATTCTTTCCAGAAGCTACGGGGCACAGAGCATTCACCGCCAGCATCCCAACGGTTGAGAATAAGGCTGTGGAAAATGCAAACATAGCAGAGCCCCATGCGGTCCCCGCCAACTTAGCCGCACCAACCAACCATGACGCGCCACCGGCAGAAATTGCGACGACGGCGATCATTAGAACAATGCTTAGAATGTTTTTGCCACCGCCGCCACCACCACCGCCCATCGGGACCGGGAAGGCTCTTACCTCTACAAGCTCACCCTCTACCGGCTTGTGTTCATTCCATGCTTGCCTGGGAATAACCTTGCCGTTTATAAAAACAACGGCGTGTCGCAACTTCGCGCGGTCCGGCTGAGCGAAACTCACCATATCCAAAACGGATCGACCTGGCCGGAATTCCAAAACTTTTCTTTTGGTCTGGAATGGATGAACCAGAGCCGTCATGCGTATTCTTTGATCGCGATGCTTCTGAATCCGCTCATAACGCCCCAAAGCGTATTCGAGGTCTTTTTTTGCTTTAGCAGACTCTTCAGGAGTTGGCGGCGGTAGGAAATCCCATTCATCTAAACCGCTTGGGAAGTAGGGCATTATTTCACCACCTTAAACCTGTAAATTCCTTCAACCCTCTTTTGCCACTTCGCGCATCCCAATCTTTCAATCACCGTGTTTATGGTTTTTTCGCAATGCAGAAAGCATTTGTCATCCACCATGAGCCCTATATGCGTCTGGGACGCTCCAAATGTAAAAACCACCACATCCAGTGCTTTAGGGCTAGAAACCTTCTCCCAGCGCTGCTTTTCAATCAATACCAGGTCGTTAATCACTCTTCTTGAAGCTTCGGTGTCCCCTGGGTCAACGTAATCATCAACAAAGCTTGGGAGATCAATGCCTGAAATCTCTTTGAAAGCGGTGTGAACAAGACCCCAACAATCCCATCCGAAATAAGAGCGGCCTTTGGGCTTGAAGGGCACTACAAGAGCCAAGAGAATAAATAGCTGGATCGTCATAAGATCCCCTTGAAAATAGAGGGGGAAAATTTCAGATATGGGTACTCTTCTCGGGTCAGGTCCTCGAATACGATGTCTGCCGTAACGGTCATCATGTTGTACCGGACGTTGCTCAAGAGCATTCCAACAAACTCGGCTTCCAAAATGTCCGGGGTTTCCTGCCGCACCACCTTGATGGAGATGGAGGGGGGCGTTGAAATAAGGCGAATGGCTTGCCCGATCTCCCGAGAGACGTTGCTGATCGTTAACTTGGAGGAGGGCTGGGAATCCTCTTTTGAGTCAGGAAGAGTGATTTGAAGCGGAAAGGCGATGTATTCAAGGCCGTTGGAGGTGATGGCGACCTTGTTATTGACCACGCGAATATCGTCGGCCAGGGAGGCGTGGCTGATAGTCAAAAGAACGAGCGGAAGTGCGCTTTCGTTCGCCCAAGCGTCCTTCTTCAGATCATCGGAGATGTCCATCGCCTACGCCTGAATTTCTAGCTCAAGGGACGCCTGGTACATACGATCATTGACGCTTGCTGCCGATTTAATACATTGCCACTCAGGCTTGCTCTTGAACCGGATCGTGACCACGGACTCGGTAAAAGGATGTATCCAGAGAAAGGAATAAGAGCCGTGGTTTAGAGTCGCTCGGAAAAAGGTCTGGAACGTGGAAAGTTGAACACCTGTCAATAGAATCGATCCTTTGACGGCCTGCGTGATCGCCGTAAAACGGTTGCGGACGGACGCGGGACCGGAATCCATCTCAGTAATGGCCCGGCTTTCATCGTCTTTGACCGTGGTATCACTCGATAGTCTTTGAGGTAATGTCGCGGGCCATGTGTCCATACTGATATTGGAGTGAAAGAGCCGCTTTTTTCACTTCGCGCGCTAAAAATTCCACAAGATTTATTTCAGGGGTATAATCCCCCCACAAAACCAAGGGAGGTGGACAATGGCGTTTATCGTGGTGATTCTAATCGTCGTGGTGCTGGTGCTATTTTTAAAAGAGATGAATTCCTCCAAACAAACCCTTACAAGCATCAACTCAGGAAATACGATAAAAAAAAGATCATCGCCGATCGATGCTGTTCCGGAGACGTTTGTAGTTTTCGACGTAGAAACAACAGGGTTAGATCCTATGGATAACGAAATCATAGAAATTGCGGCGATCAAAGCTCATACGAATAATCCAGAACAACAGACGTACTCTGCCCTAGTGAAACCGAGCAAGCCCATACCTCAAAAAATTATTGAATTGACCGGGATCACCAATGAGATGGTCGAAGCAGGAGGTATCCCGCTAGACAATGCTCTGGAGGAGTTCCGTGAATTTATTGGCAAAGAGAAGCTGGTCGCATACAACAAGGACTTCGATAAATCGTTTATCAACTGCGCGGCGGAGAAATTAGGGAAAAAGCCAATCGTGAAGCATGTGACTTGCGCCTACAAAAAAGCTAGAGCGGCTTGGCCTGGACTCAAAAGTTATAAACTTGCTGATCTTGCGAAGATGGGGAATCTTTCAGATGATGGAACACATAGAGCTTTAGCGGATTGCAAGCGGACTATGATCGTCTATATCACATCCGCACAAAAGGTTAAGAACACGTTTCGCGGAACAAAGAAAATCTTAGCAGGGTTGATGCTTATCTTGGCTTTAAACGGCTGTGCCATGCACTACGAAAATGTGCATCCGGAATGGAATCCTCCTAAAGGCTGGGAAGAAGCTGACTCGAAATGCCATGCCGCAGCAGACTTAGATGTTCGCTATGGTGAGTGGGGGCTTCCATACACTAGAAGAGTCTCATACACAAGCTGCATGGCTGTATACGGCTATAAACCAAAACGAGAGAATAAGTTTATACTGAGCCATCCTGATCTACCTAGTAGTTAGTGATTGCCTTAAGCCAAAAGAGTTCTTCAGAGCACGATAAGTCTTGCTCCCGGAGTCTTTTACGGATCCGGCTACGGCTTCGTCGATCATGATATTGATCTGATCTTGGTCACCCTTCGTTTGCTGGTTGGAAGAGACCTTTGATCCGGCGGGAGCGTATACGTTGATTTCCACTCCGCCACCTTTACCCGCCTTGACACCAAGATCCCCGTTGCTTCCACGGAATAGAGGCATGATCGCTTCGGTCCCGTCTTCCCCGGCAAGCCCCACCCTACCGTTTTTCATGGGGAATAGGGATGGCCGAGTGATTAATCCACCGGAAGCGAACGGAACAACAGCCCCACCGGAGAAGATATTACCGTGGGCCGATTTTGTAGTGGTCGCAGCAGTCTGCCCACCGCCAGAGAACATGCCGCTAATCCCAGACGAAATAACGCCTGAGATCTTGTCCGTGATCAAGGACCGGATCAAAGCCCTTTCGATGTCTTGGAGTAAAGAAAGCATAACGTCCCGGAATTTCATGCCGTCCATAATTGCTCGCTCGAACGCATTCCCGAAAGCGCTCCCTACCCCATCTGCCGCGCGCTGTAACATTTTTGTTTTTTCAGCGCTTTGGACAAGAACCTGATTCAAGTTTGTAGAGCTCTCTGCTGCCTTGTTTGTGCTTTCACTTGTTTTTTCAGCAGATGCTGAAGCCTCTTGAAGGCTCTTAGAAAATGCTCCCACTGGTCCAGAGGCTGCTGCGTTAAACATGTCAGGAACCACCTTGAATGCTTTGGCGAAAATTCCAATAGGACCCGCTGTCAACGAATTCGCGATTGCGACCAATGTATTCGCGACGCCCTCGCCGGCAAGCTTGAAAGCTTCAAGCGCAGATGAGGATGATTTTACCTCTTCATAGAATTTGGCAAGCGTTGGCAACATTCCCTCGGTAAATTTATTGATAAGGCCCTGCGTGTTTTGTGAAAGCCTCGTCATGTTATCGTTGAAGATTTCTGCCGACTTTGCCGTCGATCCTGAAATAATCAAACCCATTCGCTCGGCTTCTTTCGTAAGGTCCTGAAGGCCAGCCTTTCCACCATTGAGAAGCGGCAGCATGGCAGCCCCGCTTTTTCCAAAAAGGACCATAGCCAAAGCTGTTTTTTGTGCGCTATTTTCTATCTTGGAAAGCGCCTCTGCGGTAGACATGAAAACGTCATAATTATTCCGAACATTTCCCGCGGCATCGGTGATTGAAACCCCAAGAATACGGAAGGCTTCTTTCTGTTCTTGGGAACCTTTGGCACCGTCATAGATAGCCTTATCGAATTTTTGAAATGAAACTCTCAGCTCATCGAGGCTCACATTCGATAGTTTCGCCGCGTATTCTAGGCTCGAAAGTTGTTCGGTGGTGAGACCGATCGCTTGAGCCATTTTGCCAAGATCGTCGGCGTGCTGGATGGATTTATTAACAGCAACTGCTAAGGCGGTCGCTGTGGCGGTGGCAGCCGCTGATATGGCTGCCATGGTCATTTTCCCGCGGAAGGCTATTTTGGAAAAGTTGCGATCGGCAACGTAGGCCGCTTTCTCCACCGAGGAAGTGAATGTCGTAGTGTCTGCGCTTAGCAGAACATTCAGACTTCCAAGAGTTCCTAAAACGCCCATTTTACCGGCCTTTCTTTTTCACTCGGTTTGAAAATCGCTTCATCAGCTCGGCTTTGGGGTCCGTAGTTGTCTTTTCAGATCTCATGTTGAGATTGAGATACGCGATCCATTCCGTGATCTCGGAACTGCCGATCTGCGACAGGAGTTCATTAACCGTTTTACCTAGCTTCTCAGCTAGGAGAAAATAAAACCGCCGCTCCGGACTTGCAATCAGTTTTTTTTTGACTTATCAATCTCGGCGGATCCAAGTCCGTTGACACGGAGTGCCGCGGCACAGATCATCTCAAGAGCTTCTGATGATAGCTTCCCAAGAGCTTCAAGATCTTCGTCATTAAAAAGCCGGTGACCCTGATCGTCCACAACTGTGTAGAGGACAAGTTTAGCGCGCGGAGAAACAGTTTTTCCCGAAACGTCTTTTTGAGTGATCGATTGCTCCCAGGAATCTCGCATGGCCCCGGACATCTCGGAGACAATAACTTCACCACCCCAAGCTTCGACTAGGACTGTCTCTTTTTTTAAAGAAATTTTTGAAAGGATTTCCTCACGCTTCAGCATACCGGCTCCTGAATGTTTATTGGGATTGAAAGGCTTAGCTCTCGCTGATATCGCCCGAAATATCCAAGGAGACGGATGCTTTGATCACACCGTCAACGGACCCAGAAACGGAAAATCCAGTGACAAGCCCCGAAAACGCCCATGTGGTTCCATCCGAAAAAATAAGCTGGAACGAGCACATTGTAGAGGCTTCTTTTGCAGCGCGGAGAGCGACATGCTGGGCATTATCCGGGATGAAGTTGATCTCGAAAGAAAGCTGACCGTTATCGTGAAGCCCGGTCATTTTCTCTTTCGCGGTGCTTCCGAGATCGGTCACGTCGATGATCGGCGCGCTTCCGGTCGGCCCGGTGAACGAATTCACTTCCGGGATCGTGGTGTAAGAAAGCGGTGAACCAGCCCCAAGCTTTAAAAGTGTTCCCTGTGCCTTGATTGCGCTGTCGCTCATGGTGTTCCTCCTTGTGAAAGTTAAGCTGCGTATGATTGCTGGCTCTCACAAGTTATTGTGGTGAATGGCGAGTCTTTTTCACCTTTCACTACAAAATATTTCTTATTCCCCTAGCAACCGCTTGCTTTCCCTCTCCAAAAGCATCAACCCTTCCGGGATAGACATTTCACCCCGAAGACCCAATGAGCAGAGCGTAGGACAGGATTTTTCAAGAGTAACGAAATTTCCGTATTTTGTGTCATTGGCTTTTGTCTCCTCAAAAACTACATAAGTCAAGGTTCCAAAGACAATTACCATCATCGCGATCAAAACAAACAGGAGGTATTTCATAAAATGTTTTCCCCCCTCAGAATACGTTTCTTGGCTTTCAAGAGGTGATTGCATATGCTCGTCACTGAAATACCCATGAGCTTGGAAATGTCTTTGTTGCTCATTCCATCGCTTTTCAAGTCCACGATCAGACGCATTTTGGGTGGCATCCACGAATACACTGTCACCCAATGATCCATGAGCTCAACTGCTTTCCAGTCATCTTTGCTCAGAAGATACGCTAGATTTTCTTTCAGATTTGCCATGGCATCCGGCTTTCGGGGTTTGGTGCTTAATTATATTTTTCTTGTTTTTAAGTTTTACGAACTCGGATTCTTTTCCGTGGATCCTGAAACATCTGTCGCACTTCGGTCCACGGTTCGCACAAGACCTAAAACAAGCACCTACCGAAATACCGGCGCCTGGGTTAAACGTGATATCCACAGCTACCTAACGCATAACCGGTTAGACACCGCACTGATCAAACTCGAACTGCTCGCACAAACCACTTCGGAACTCGGTAAATATTTCCACTTCTCGGCCTCCCTTTTTGCTTTACGCAACGCCTGATCCGACACCGCGAACTGGCTTCCGCATAGCGTTGACACGAGATAGCCCGGAGGATTCTTCTTGTCTCGTGATTCCACTAAAATTCCCCATACCCGCATGACATCAAACCCTGCACCCACAAGAGCGTCGATGACAGGTCTCGGATCGCAATTCGTGATACACCCCTCTTTGCCTTTGATCAGCTGGGAGAGTTTTGTTTTCAACAGGTCTTTATTTTCAAAAGCCGCCTTTCTTTCGGTTTTTTTAAACGTATTTCTTTCTTTCTTTGAAGGGGTGTCACAGCTGTCACTAGTTCTGGTGACAGCTGTGTCACTAGTTGGCAATTTGCTAGTGGTCTGGGTGTCACTAGTGCTAGTGTCACGGCTGTCACTAGTCTTTTCATCTTCCAACAAGTTATCCACAGGCACCGTCCACATTTCATAGTTTTTCTGTACCCCCATGATGTGCGTCGCCCGAGATCCGGATCCGTAGAAAACAATGATCCCGCGCTTCTCAAGCGCTAAACATACCCTGATCGCAGTGCGCCGGCATATTCCGGTGTAGCGGGATATCATTCCAAACGAGATCGGAGCATTCTTCCGGCCCCATCCGTAGGTTTCCCGGATGACGTAAATGACCGCTTTGAGCTCATTCCCGTTCAAGGGCTGCTTCAGAATGGCCTCCAGAAGCTCGTTCGCGATGCGGGTATAACCTTTGTCGGTTTGAGGACTTGCCATGCCTAAACGGTCCTCCAGACGATCATCCACGCAAGTTTCAAACGCTTCATGAAAGACAACGTGCGGACGGACGCGCGAAACTCGTCCGCCTTTTGGAATTCATTCGCTTTCAGGATCCTCCGGAGCTTCTTGACGGATTTCGCGTTCATCGGACCACCTGCAGATCTGCCGTTGACTCATCGGACACACGGACGAACTTGTCCGCATAAAACGGAACGGTCTGAATGATCTGTCCGTATAACGTGTAAAAGACCTCTGCGTCGTTCATCCCTTTCGGCATGACATTCCCCCTTGTTGTTGTTTCACTTTCAATTCCCGATATCTCGTACAAGTCAATTGATGCGCTTGACCGTCCCCATCCACCGGCAAGCTCCCGCCGCGCTTCGCTGATACCCAATAGATGACATTCCCGCACAGACTGCACTCAGCAGGGTTTCCGATGAACTGCAGAAGTTTCCGCATCTTCTCTTCAGCGGTAAATCCCGATGCGTTTTGAACGCTATCCATGAGGCGCGACCTTAATCATTTTGCGATGATAAGTCAGAACCAAAACAGAGTCTCGCTCATGAAAACCTTCCTCGTTGAGCAAGAGAGATCCATGCGGAAGCGGGATCTCGGTCCATCTAAGTTCTGCGTTCGCTTCCAATTCTGGCACCACCACGCGACGCTCGCGCTTTAACTCATTGATATAACTTTCGAGCATCTTGATCCGAGATAGATGGACACGTTCAATGCAGCACATCAGGGCAATCCAGACGATCAAAGCAAATCCTGTCATGCGATCCTCTTGAATTCCACCACCCAAACCCAGGGGTTCTTTTCCCATGAGCCGGGGCGGTTGATGGATTGCCAGATTGCTTTAAAAGCATCGCGAGCTGTTGCCCAGCACTTTTGCGTTCCTTTGACCTCGTGAACGCCGCCCAAGAAATAATCTCCATCCCATTGAACGCCTTCTGCCTTAGCATCGTCCTCGCCTATGGCGTGCAAACGCTCCACGCGAATATTGGTGATCTCTAAGGTGATCCTGGCAGCCGAGCGAGGCATGTGGATGGAAGATTTCCAGTTTGTAAAATTCGGGCTATGCCCCTGATAAATCCCTGATACAAAATCCTCACGATAAAAAACGCTGCCGAGATCACCGCGCAACCATGTCTCCTTAACCCACAGACGATCTCCCGGGACTCCATACGGACACTTCCAGTGACAGGTCTTTTTACCTGCTAGCTTCACGTTTCCGGTCAGTCCAGAGCACATTTTAAAATGTCTGGCGCCTGGGATTGGCTTGCTTAAAAAAACAGGGCTATCATCTTCAGGAATCCAGAACGCAAACCGATTGAAATCAGCATTCAACGGCTCACAGTGAACAACACTAGGAACTCCAGAAGGCGGCCGCGGCTTCATCTTGCGCCGCGTCTGGGTCTTACGGCCGTCCAGGATGGCGCGGACCATTTCTCCGCTGAAAAGAATAGGACGCTCTTTCATAGCAAGTCCCCTTGTAATTTCCTGGGCTGCTTTTTCTTATCAAGAGAACACTCCCGGCCGTCTTTCTCCCCCTTATGAAAAGCCATGGAAAGTTTTCCGATGTTTTTAGGGCTGCTTTTTTCGACGCCCTCATCCTTAAGATGCTTTTTTATAGCAAGAGCCTTTTTTCCTATAAAAATTAAAGATGTTTCGCTGGTACTTTTGCGTGCAGCAATCATCGCATCGGCTCGTGATGTTAGCGCATAAGCGTACCCCGTGCAGTAGGATCGCCGGTCCGTGGAATCGTTAAACAGTGAGTAGCTGTTCAGCTCAATGCACAACAAAAACTCTTGAAACAGCTCCATGGCTATCTCGATATCTTCCCTGACTCCAAGGAAAGTAAACTTCCGAGATTTTTCATAGCGGGAATACGATACAATCGCCAGACAGTCGCATATTTTTCCAATCGCCGAGGAAACTACTTGATGCCAAATCATACCTTTGGAAACGCGAAATTCATCTCCACGAGAGACAGTTACCTCATCCTCTGCGGCTGATACTTGCGCTGAATGAAGATTGTGCTCACGCATTAATCGGTCAATCATTGCCAAGGCAATCTCGATCTCAGATGACGTGGCACCACGTTTCGGGTCAGATACCCGCATTAGTTTCTTAATCTTCCGAATAGCGTCATTAGAGGTCATACCGCCACCGCGCTCTTGTCTAACTCTTCGCGAGACCATATCAAAACATCTTTCAGATCGTAAAAGACCGGGATGTCACTATTTATTGCGACATTGATCTCCGCCATGGTTCCCTTCGACTTATGCCATTCCCCGATACACAGAACTGCGTCCGACCGTTTCAAGAGCGACATGCTATAGGCTTGGATCGTTTCAAGGCTGATCTTCTCCCCTTCCCGGAGTTGCATAAAAAGCTCACTGTCGAGCCACGGGCAAATAGGCCACAGTCCATTCAGAAGCACCGTCGTTGCCATCCGGCGGCCTACACGAATGTTTTCAAGTCCTTGGATGATGTTCTCGGAGCTATACGGTCCCGCAACATAGATCTGCTTCATGACTTCCCCTTTCTTTTCCGACGTTCTAAAGCACCAGCCAATAGAAGAACTGTGTTCTCGAGGAAAGCAAAACGAGTTTCGATTGGCAAGAGCTTAAGTGTTCCCCTTTTGATAATCTCAGTTCGTAAATGCAGATTGAAATATGTTCCATCAATTCTTTCTCGGCGGTTTTTACGGACCATAACTTCCCCTTTGGTTATGATAGTTTTCCTACTTCAAACATCTTGGTTTTTGCAAGAGCCTTGGCTTTGGCCCGGTATGAACCTATTAAAACTTCGTATTCAAACGCGACCCAATGACACCCAAGACGCCTTTTGATCTTGAGCTGGTCCAGCACTCCGGCGCCGTACTTACGGATCAATCCCACCGTATATCCGGTTTTGTTGCCTTCCAGGGTAAAATTGCAATGGATGCACTGGCCGTTGACGTTTATCTCGTCAAAGTCAAGATTCGCAAATACGATGGAGCTGGGTTCATAGTGACCGGCCTGGCAATCGCCCCCGTAAACAATCGTGCGATTGCAGGAAATGCACTTCCCAACACCGTTCTCGTCAGTGTCCCTTAGCCGGATATATGCGTTGAAGATCCTCCGGAGTTTTTTCTTGAGCGTTGAAAGCGAGGCTCTATTAATCACGATCAAAGAAGTTTCTGAGTTACGAAGCAGATCAAATCGTCTATGGTCATTTTCCCTAGCAATTCCTCTTCTGTGTCTGAGATGCGGATCCTAAACTCTTCCTCAAGGTCCATGACAAACTCGACCTGATCAAACGAGTCGTTGCCATTGTCGGAAAAAGCAACTTCCCGGTTTTCGACGGTACGTTCATCGCAGTAATCCGACCAGATACTTTCCACTCTCGCCGCTACTAGCTGATTATTCATGCTTCCCTCCGTTGTTACTTCGCGCACTTATCTTTAGAAACCTTCTCACCCTTCGCATGCTCCTTATGCAAAGCCATGATCGCTGGCTTCCAAGTTTTCCACCATTCGAGCGCACCATCGTCCATTTCCGATATGGTCGAATCCTTAAACTTCTTCCACTTATTTGCCGTGTGAACTTGGCATCCGATGTGAATCTTTTCGACTGCGATAATTACGAAATACTTCAAGCCCGTAAGCATCAAGGGTTCTTTTGTTAGTTTTTCGCCCCTGAGGTATGCGCCACTGAGGTCTGCGCCACTGAGGTATGCGC